ACTTAGAGATTAAATCTAAGGTTGCTGATAAAGATATAATATTCAAAGGTAATGATGACGGTTCGGCAATTACTGCTCTTACCCTTGATATGTCAAATGCAGGTGCAGCTACCTTTAATAGTTCTGTTTCTGCTCCTGGCGGATTTATAAATGGTTCAAATGGTGGAATAAGAGTACACACAGGTGGAACTAAGTTCTTCAATGTTACTGCTGCAAATGCAGCCAGAGATAACATCATGGATATTGGTGCTTCTGATGCAAGATTTAAAGACTTACATATTGGCGGAAGTATTGTAAATAGTGGCGATATAACATTAGATTCTGCTGCTGATATTACATTAGATGCAGATGGTGGTGACTTTAGGTTTAAAGATGGTGGAACAACTATTGCAACATACTCAAATGTTGGTGGTGATTGGTATATAACAGCTAACAGTGAAGATAAAGATATAGTATTTCAAGGTAATGATGGTGGTTCAACAATTGCTGCCCTTACCCTTGATATATCAAATAGTGGTAGAGCTAATTTTAATAATGATATAGGACTTAATGATAATAGAGGAGTTAGATTTGGTAGTGATGATGATTCTGTTATCTATAATGATGGTTCTAATTTTTATATTAAAAATGGAACAAATAACCACGACATTATCTTTCAAGGGAATGACGATGGTTCAGCAATCACAGCCCTAACCCTTGACATGTCAAATGCAGGTGCAGCTACTTTTAATACTTCAGTGCTACTTTCTGGAGTAGGCGGTTTAACAACAACAGGTGGAAACAACCTCACAGTATCTGGCTCTGTTGCAGACCATGCAGGATTAATTTTTGCAACCCACGCTATTTTACCTGCCGAAGCAGGAGCAGAAGCATCCCCTAATGTCATTGATATAGGAGCTAATGGAAATGAGTTTAAGAGCTTATATTTGAATACAAGTATTATCACCGATTCTAATTTAACACTAGATGTTGGTGGAGAAATTATATTGGATTCCGATGCTGAAATAGTACGCATTTACCACAATGGCGGAAACGTTGGTTCTTTCCAAATGACGAATAACGATTTTTATATTCGTTCAATGATTGCCGATAAAGACCTTGTATTCCAAGGGTACGATAGCTCTACTAACATTACTGCCCTAACCCTTGATATGTCAGATGCTGGGACAGCTAACTTTAATAATCATATTGTAATACCAAATGACAGTGGTAGATTAAAAATAGGTGCGGGAGGAGATATACTCTTATTCCATTCTGGTGGTGTCAACTATCTCAAAATGGCAACTGCCGACCAATCATTTAAAATACAAGGTGTTGATGGTAGTAGCACAATAGACGCTTTCACTCTAGATATGGCAAATGCTGGAAGAGCTCAATTTAATGGTGATGTTGGTATAAACATGAGTCCTAATGGTTATGGTAAACTGTCAGTAAATAGTACTGGCGTTATTTTAGCTTTAAGAGCTTCAAGTGGAGCAGGTCAGCTTGGATTTTATGAAGGTGGTGCAGGTAGATTTTATCTAAAAACTTTAAATGGTGATGATGGTTTATCATTTATGGACGGTGATGGTAGTACAGAAAGAATGAGAGTTGATGCTAATGGAAAACTCGGTATAGGAATTACAGCTCCTTTTACTCCTTTACATGTAAGCACTGAAGGAGCTCCAGATTCAACTGGAAACGTAACTAGCGGATTAGTTGTTTCTCATGGTGCTGGTGGTAATGCTATAAAAATTGGTGTTCATGATAGTGGTGCCTTAAATTACATACAATCAGGATACGTTAACAACATTCAAGTTGCTAGAAACTTTGCTATTTTTTATGGCGCTAATGAAGGAATGCGTCTTGATACTTCAGGCCGGGTTGGTATAGGAACGACTAGTCCAGGTGGAAGTGCAGGTAATGACAAACTTACTGTAGCCGGTAGATTAGGAATCAAAGAAGGAACCTCTGAGCTTCAGATGGGTACTGGTTCTGATTACGCTTGGATGGAAGCATGGGATGGAACTTCTGATCGAGCTCCCAAGAGTCATGTATGCATTAATCCTTGGGGTGGAAATGTTGGTATTGGATTAACAGCTCCAACTGCAAAATTAGATATTAGAGGTTCAGTAAACTCAGAACAAGTAGTAATTACAGGTGCTTCTAACTCGGGTAGAGGTTTATCTATACAAACTGCTGCTAGTGGTGGTCAGCAAGATGCTGGTGTAGTATTTGATGCACAAGATACTGAAAGTGGAGCAAATCCTTATATTTCATTAAAGGCTGCTGGTACTGAAGTAGCTAAATTTAGCTATGGCTCAGCTGATAAATATCCTACTTCTGGCAATGGAGGAATAGGCGGTAATGGTGCTAACTTGCACCTTCAAGGAGATGATTCTGAAATAAGAATGGCCAATCAACTTATTCATTCAGATAATAGTGGTAATACTAAGTTTACAATTAGAAACGCGTATGGACATCATAGTGCATTAGCAGAACTTTCATTAGATGGTGGTTTTGTATCAATTAATTGTGGTAGTTCATATACAGAAATGGTAAAGGCTACAACAGGTGAGGTTATTATTGGCAATGCCAGTAGTACTGGTTATTATTTAAAAGTCCGGACACAACACGGATTTGGAAATCAAGGTCCTCAAAACAGTTCATATTATCACAATAATACTGACAGAGCCTATAACTATTGGGGACAGGCCTGTTATGCATCAGGTGGATTCCACACATATTCAGACGAAACTTTAAAGAAAGAAATAACTACATTAACTGGTGCTTTGGATTCTGTAGCAAAAATGAATGGTGTTACGTTTAAATGGAAGGACCCAGAAAAAAGAGGTGGGAATAGTGCTACTGGTAAACAATTTGGTGTCATTGCACAAAATATGCTAGAAGTAGATTCTGAATTACCTATATTAAATGACGACCCATTAGAAACTCAAGAAAATCTAGATGATTCAAGTAAAGATACATCTTATTATTCAATGGATTACTCAAGATTAACTCCATATTTCATTGAAGCAATAAAAGAATTAAAAGCGAAAAACGAAGCATTAGAAGCACGAATAGCAACATTGGAAGGATAAACTCTTATAAATAGAATATAATAGGAAATAATAATGGCAAAACCAAATTCAAAAACTACGTTTAAAGATTACTGCTTAAGAAGTTTAGGTGCGCCAGTGATTGAGATAAACATTGACGATGACCAATTAGATGATAGAGTAGATGAGGCTTTACAGTTTTATCAACATTATCATGCTGATTCTATCGAAAAATTTTATTTAAAACATAAAGTCACAAACTCAGAATTAACTACAGCAGCTGCTTCAAATGGTACATTTGTAAAAGACGAAATTATTACAGGTGGAACGTCCGGAGCTAAAGCTAAGATTGAATCAGTCACAAGTACTACTAAATTAAGATATAACGCATTAGAAGATTCGAATACTGCTTTTGCAGTTGGCGATGTAATTACAGGTGGAACATCTGGTGCTACAGGAACAATAGCTTCTAGTGGTATAGCTATAGGTGATATAGAAAATGGATATATTGCTTTAAACGATTTAATTACAGAAGTTGTAAGAGTTATGCCTATAAGAGATACCGCAGCTTCAACTGATATGTTCGATATTAGATATCAAATACATTTAAATGATATACATTCAGTTGGCTTTATGGGGAATTTAACTGAATATGTAATGAGTAGACAATTTCTATCTTTATTAGATGTTGTTGTAGATTCAGACGATAAACATGTTAACTTTGATAGACATAAGAATAGATTAGATATTTTTATGGATTGGAGTGAAGAAGTAGATAAAGATGATTATTTAGTAGTAGAATGCTACAGAGTTATCGACCCTGATACATATACTGATGTATATAACGATTATTTCTTAAAGAGATATGCAACTGCTTTAATTAAAAGACAATGGGGTCAAAATTTAATTAAGTTCGAAGGAATGGTAATGCCAGGCGGAGTGACATTTAATGGACGTCAATTATTTGATGACGCAAACGAAGAAATAATGAGATTAGAGGAAGAAGCTAGATTGAACTGGGAACAGCCAGTCGACTTCATGACAGGATAAACCATGCCGAGAAACGTATACTTTTCTCAGGCCGTAAAATCTGAACAGAATCTTTACGAAGACCTGATAATAGAATCATTAGGAATATATGGACAGGATGTCTATTACATTCCACGTACAATAGTAAATCGAGATAGTGTTTTAAACGAAGACCCTGCTTCAACATTTGATGATGCTTTCCTTATGGAAATGTATATAGAAAATGCTGAAGGATTTGAAGGTGAAGGTGATTTATATTCTAAGTTTGGATTACAAATAAAAGATACTGCAACATTTATTGTATCAAGAAGAAGATGGGATGATAGAGTTGGTCCATTCTCTAGTCAAGTAGAGAATCCAAAACCAGCTGAAGGTGATTTAATATTCTTACCTATGACCAATTCATTCTTTGAAATTAATTTTATAGAGGATGAACAACCATTCTATCAATTATCTAATATACCAGTTTATAAATTAGAATGTTCATTATTCGAATACAATGATGAAGACTTTGAGACTGGTGTAGAAACTATAGATACAGCAACAGCAAAAGCCGCATATCAAATACCACTTGACGTCACTATAAGTGGTGGCAATCATTTTACAGTTGGAGAAATAGTAGAACAAATAATTACTCCTGCTTCAGGCAGTACTCCAGCTGTTAGAGTATTTGCTGAAGTACAACAAAGAACTAAATCATCAGATATATTAAGTAAAATTTGGGTGTCTAATATTGGAAGTGATGGCACAACTGAAACTAAGACGTTTACAACAGGTGCTACAATAACTGGTAAAGAGACCGGATATACTGGAACCATTGCAAAAATATATAGCGATGTCACTGATACAACTGGTGTTTCTTGGGCTGCAGATGAAGAAGCTCAAAATGTAGATTTCGAAATAACTGCAGATGGGTTTATAGACTTTTCAGAAGCCAATCCATTTGGTGACCCATCGGAGACTTACTAATGTTTGGCGACCATTTTTATCACGCAACAATGAGAAAATCAGTGGCTGTTTTTGGCACACTATTTAATAATCTCAAAGTTGTAAGAAAAAAAGCAGATGGAAGTACTATTAATCAAATAAGAGTTCCATTAGCTTATGGTCCTAAAGATAAATATTTGGCTAGGCTAGATTCATCAACTGGTGGCGATGCTCAAATGGGTATTAAATTACCAAGAATGGCATTTGAAATGACAGGACTTACTTTAGACCAAACACAAAAGCTTGCAAAAAGAAATATTATTTCTGAAACTCATGGTTCAGATATTACTAAAAAGAAAACTATAAAACATTATACTGCTTATGATATTGGAATGTCATTATATATTCTGGCTAAAAGCCAAGATGATGGTTTGCAAATAGTAGAACAAATATTACCATATTTTCAACCAGAATATAATGTGACTATAAAGCCTGTTGATGGATTCAATTATAAACAAGATGTTTCAGTTATACTAGGTTCAGTTGGAATTGATGACCAATATGAAGGTGATTTTACAGAACGAAGAGTATTAATATATCAACTAGATTTTGTTATGAAGATGAAGTTCTTTGGTCCTACAGGAGATACTGGAATTATACGTGAAGTTAATCTTGATTTCCATGAAAAGGATAACGTAGCTAGAACTTTTGAAGAAATAGATTTCACTATAGGTAATACAGATACAGAAGCAAGTCATACCATAACAACAACAAAGACTGAAGGCGGATAATGGAAAGTTTTAAGTCATACATAACAGAAGCTGTAAAAAGTCCAAATTGGTATAAGTCTTTATATAGAAGACAAAAAGGTATTTTCTTTAGAGGAGAAGACCGAGTCACTAGAAGGTCAGGTGCTGGTATAGGCGCATTAGGAGAAGGAATCTATCTTACTTGGGAAGAAGGTACTGCAAATGCATATGCAAATCTTGCTACAAACGGTGTAGTTATAAAATTTAAAGTTCCTTCAAATCTAAAATTAGCAGATTCAAAGGGCGAAGACTTTCGAAGTGTTTTAAAAAAAATGGGTATAGACGGATATTCTGCAGACCCTATGTTTGCAAAAGCAATAACATATGAGATGGAAGAAATGGGTTATGATGGTGTAGTTAGTGATGATAAAATAGAAGGGTTAGTAATTTTTGATGACAAAAAAGTCAAGAAGGTGAAGTAATGGAAAAGAAAGAAAAAATGTTAGCAGCTTTAGATAAGAATCTACCTACAGTACATAATAATAGACCTATTAAAATAGATAAAGATGTTAAAGATGATTATGAGTTTTCACGTAAGACTTATAAAGATTTAATATATACAGGAACAAGGTCTATGGACGTACTTGCTGAATTAGCAAGAGAATCAGAACATCCTAGAGCATTTGAAGTGCTTGCCAATACTATAAAGAATATTGGTGATACCACTGAAAAACTTATGGCGTTGCAAAAACAGAAAAAAGATTTACAAAAAGACGAAAATGAAGAAAAGCGACAAGTGACTAATAATAATATGTTTGTGGGCAGCACAACAGACTTACAAAGGATGTTATTAAATAAAGATAATGTAATAGATGCAAAAGTTAAAAAATAATGAATTTGGTTATTTAGGCAACCCTAGCGTAAAAAGAGATGGCGTTGAAACTGAATTTACAAAACAGCAAGTCCTAGAATATCATAAATGTATGCAAGACCCTGCGTACTTCGCGCGTACGTATATAAAGATTATAAATCTAGATGAAGGCTTAGTTCCATTTGATTTATATCCTTATCAAGAAAAAATGTTTAATCATTTTAATGATAATAGATTTAGTATTATATTAGCTTGTAGACAAAGTGGTAAATCAATATCATCAGTTGTATATCTTTTATGGTATGCGTGTTTTCATCCAGAGAAAACAATTGCCATATTAGCTAACAAAGGTGCAGTGGCCAGAGAAATGCTCGCACGTATAACGCTCGCGCTAGAAAATTTACCGTTCTTTTTACAGCCAGGATGTAAAGCTTTAAATAAAGGAAGTGTAGAATTTAGTAATAATAGTAAGATAGTAGCTTCAGCTACTTCTGGTAATTCTATAAGGGGTTTATCTATTAACTTATTGTTCTTAGATGAGTTTGCGTTTGTAGAAAATGACGCTCAATTTTATACATCAACATATCCTGTAGTATCTGCTGGTAAAGATACACAGATTATTATTACATCTACTGCAAACGGTATAGGTAATGTATACCATAAACTATGGGAAGGTGCAGTACAAAAGACAAATGAGTTTAAACCATTTAGAGTAGATTGGTGGGATGTACCAGGCAGAGATGATAAATGGAAAGCTGAAACTGTAGCGAATACATCGGAATTACAGTTTGAGCAAGAATTTGGTAATACATTCCATGGAAGAGGTAATACTCTTATAAGTGCTAATCATTTATTAGCTCAAGTAAGTGTTGACCCAGAGTTTTTCAAAGAGAATGTATGGGTTTATAAACAACCTATAGAGGGACATGAATATGTAATGACAGTTGATGTTTCGAAAGGTCGTAATCAAGATTATAGTACATTTACAATAATCGATACATCGACCACACCGTTTGAGCAGGTTTGTGTATTTAGAGATAATAATATATCTCCGATGTTATTGCCAGACATTATATACAAATATGCAAATACATATAATGAATGTTATGTAGTAGTTGAAAGTAATGACCAGGGAGCTGTTGTTTGTAATGGTTTATATTATGATTTAGAATATGAAAATATGTTTGTAGAATCAAGTATTAAAGCTAATGCGCTTGGTGCTACGATGACTCGAAGAGTTAAGCGTATCGGATGTTCAAGTATAAAAGACTTAATAGAACAAGGTAAGCTTAAAATAAATGATGCTAATACAATAGTGGAAATGAGTACATTTGTAAGTAAAGGCAATAGTTATATGGCAATTGCTCCTAATCATGACGATATAATGATGAACTTAGTTTTATTTGCTTGGTTTACAACAACTGATGTATTCCAATCATTAACTAATATTGATATGAAAGATATGTTATATCGTGAAAGATTAGCAGCAATTCAAGATGATATGCTACCTTTCGGACATATTGAGAGTGGGAACTACGAAAAGGATAAATATACTAAAGACGAAGATGGGAACATCTGGTTTGAGCAAGAGTGGAATGGACAACATGCAAAATTTTAATGACTTTACGTCTGGAAAGACAGTAATTACAGAAGAAGAGAAATCGTATAGATTTGTATATCTATGGTATGATGACCCTGAAGACCCAGATGACCCTGAAGCTACTGCAGACGATTTTATAAAAGAAGGAGAAAAGCTAGGACTAAAAGCTTTTAAAGTAGATGTACAAGGTGCATATTCTGATTTAGATGATAAAGGTATAAGGTATATCTATGATGGTATGTCTGATAAACCAGAACAAAACAAATTTAAGATAGATGATAATACAATTGTATTTGTAAGAGCTCCAGTTACGAAAAGGAAAGCATGGTCAGACTTTTTAACACAATTAGAAAGAGCTGGCGTTGTATGCGTGAATACGCGTGCGTGTATGGAAATAACATCTGATAAGTATAGAACAAGTCTATATCTTGCTGAAGCAGAATTGGCTCAACCTAAAACAGTTTTAGTTCATCATCCAGAAAAAGCAATACCAGCTATGGAAAGATTAGGTGGTAAATACCCAATCATTCTTAAAACACTTACAGGTTCATTAGGTATTGGTGTTATTAAAGTAGATTCAGAGAGTTCATTACATTCTACAGTACAGTTATTATATAAACTAGACCCAAATATGGGTATATTACTACAGGAAATGATTCAAGACTTTACATTTGATATACGTGCTCATGTTATAGGTGGTAAATATCATGGTGCTATAAAAAGACCACAAGTTAAAAAAGATTTTAGAAGTAATGTATCACTAGGTTCTAAACCAGCTCCTATAGAATTAACTGAATTAGAAATCGAACATGTTGAAAAAGCAGCTAAAGCGGTTGATGGTTTATGGGTAGGTGTAGATATATTCCCATCTAAAGATAGAAATAAAATACCACCAATGTTTATTGAAATAAATTCAACACCTGGAACAAAGGGTTATAGAAAAGCAACTGGTGAAAATTTACCAAAGAAAGTATTAGAAAAGTTTAGAAATAGAGATTATTGGTTAACACCAAAAACATATGTTTCTATGTTCGATGAATCAGTACACGTTG